GCCGCAAACTTCGAGGCTTCGTCTTACCTTCCTCATCCAGCGAACCCCCCGCCTCAATGAGCAGGAAGGCCGAGTCAGGTAGTTTGTTCTTGTATGCCGCACTCCACGCATCCCGGAACTCTGGATGGTCCGACACCTCAGAGGCTGCACGGAAGATCGCCTGAGCTAGATTCGTCTCAGCCGGCATCTCACCCGAACGCCCCTCCACCCACGCACCCTGGTCCAACGCTACACCGGCGCGACACACAAGGATGTGGTCAAGAGGGCACTCATTAATCACCGACTCAAACATCTGCTCGGCGCCAAAACCATCATTAGTCGGAGTGCCTACCGCGACGAGTTGGACGCCTTCCGGCGGCACGAACCCGCCGATGCTGGCCTTGTACCAACCCGGTTCGTCGAGCATCTTCTGGCGCAATCCGAGAGCCTTGGGGTCTTGATTGTAGAGGGTGCATTGGACAACCAGTTCATCCAGATTATCCGTCTGCACAGGAACCGCGTAGCCTACCAGTTGCTCGGGGTTACCTACCGCGTCGTAATGATCGCCAACGCAAATAGGGATCTTGGGCTGAGAGCGCATGCCCTCAAGCGCGTTCTGAGTCAAACGACTTACGCCGAATGGACCGTCTACCGGGTTAGTGGTAGCCGCCCCGATCGTGAAGTCGAACGAGTCAGGAGAAGGAGGGGACTTGATTTCCGCACGTACTTCAAAACGTCCTTTTTCAGTCGGCATCATTTCTCTCCGCGCAACTAGGAGCTGTGTTTTCGTGTGTTAGAGGGTACGTCGAAAATCCACACACACCTACAGTATAGCACGGATAGGACAAAAAGTCAAGAGGTAGAGGGAAAATAGTTCTAAAGCGCCCCCACCATCCCCTCCACGGGAAGCCCCATTTGCTCCGCTATCAGCACCATTTGGGCCCGCATTTCAGGGGACATCCCATCCAGTCCGCCCTCGTTGATGACAAAACTCAGCGCCTGTACAACTTCTGACGCGGGCTTGAAAAGAGGATCGCTGGTAGGAGGAGTCTTCTGCCCTGAACCTGCAGTCACATCCCCCTGCGCACTCTTTCCTTTCGACAGCATATCAACAACGTGCTGCAGCGACTCCACTGGAACCGCGCCGGCGCCAGGTACGAGAATGAACGCGACGTCCCCGCCCTCGATCGGCGGTAGCCCGAATACTCCCCGCACCTCGTTGATGGTCACCACACCGCGCCGCAGAAGAATCTCATAAATCGTAGCCCGCCGCTGCTGCCCCACCAGGTCCGGGACCTCCAGCGCCACCACCCAATCGGTGACCCCGTAGTCCTTGCGCAGCAGATAGTTGATGCGCGTCTCGTAGAGCCTCTGCGCCGGCCGTACCACTTGCGCAGTGAAGATGAAGTCCCCGTCCGCGACCGCCCCGCCTGCCAGGATACTGAGAGGCGTACGGTGCGCGATGCGAATATGCTCATCCGTCAGCCCACGGTACGCTCCAATCCCCGTAGCCTCCAACGATACAGCGCCCAGGTTTTCAAACTTGACTACAGTGTCCTTATCCTGAATCTGTAGCACTACCACACTGTTCGCCACATTAGCCGAAGCCTGCTCGTTCAGCCAGGTTTGCAGTTGCTCCTCGACCTTCTCCGACATCTCCCCGCCCTGCACCACGATCGCCATGCGCGGGACAGCGTTGTTCTGGAAATAGTCAAGGTTGAAGAGAGCAGCATACTGCGACCCTACCGCGTCGGACTGCGCCGATATGATGTCAGGCTCCCCGTAGAGAGTGTCCATCGGCGTGCCCTTCTTGAACATCAGCATCTCGTTAGTCGCGTACGCCGGGGTGGAATCCAGCGGAGAAGTGCGCACCGCCTCAACCGCGCGCGCCAACAGAGAATCATCAAACGACTGGGAGGCCAACACACCCGAGCATTTCATGTCCTGCCCGCTGCGGCCCCACCGAGCTACCTCCCAACGCGGGGCAGTCTTATTAGTGTTCCCCTCCAGGTACTCGTAGGTCCCCGCCTGCGCCAACTGAAACGCGCTGCGGCCCCCGGGGACATACTTCGAGTAAATGCGGTGATGACCCCCACGGCTCTGCACGTAACCCGATCCATCTGACAGGATGCGTATGGAAGCTGCCTTGCACGGGTAGAGTGCCGTGGGCCTGGCCCCCTCACGCACTACCTCAATAAATCCCTGACCCACCGCCTCCACATCGCGGTGCGTCTCTACTAAAGTCTCGCTGAATGAGTGTTCAGGTAACGCCGCCTCCAAGAAATTCAGCACCGTTTCCCGCTGCTTCTCATCGGGTTCCCCAGGCGTGATCGAGAACTGCGCCACCGTAGGCTCGCTCAGCACCAACTCACTGGCCCGCCGAATTCGGTAGCCCTGACCCCCCACTGCATGCGCCTTGGCCTCGATACACGCCCGGTGCATGGGTTCTCCCTGCGCCAACGCCACCAATCCCGGGATGCTGAAGGGAGGCACCTCAATGTTGAACATGCCCCACAGTGCCTGGTCCACCACAGTCCACATGGGGAGCTGCTCCGTGCCAGATCTCGCCAGCATCCTCTCCCCTGTCGCAGCCGCCGCCTCGCGTGAAGCCGCAGTAGACAGCCGCGTTACTCGCGCCACCACCGTGCCATCACTTGTACGGTATTCGCGGGATTCGGCCATGGTCTAACTCTCCTCCGGGCCGGGAGGGATAATCGGTATCCCGGTTGCCAGTGCCTGCGCCTTCAACTTTCCGATGTCTTCACAGAGCCGGCGTACCTGCTTCTCGATGCCGGTGACGTCTCCACCACGCCCTTCTCGCTGGCGCCGCTGCAGCGTACGGATAGCCGGCAAATGCTGCTGACCTCCAACCTGCACCCGCACCACCTTCACGCCGATGTTAGCGTCCCCGCCCCGCAAGTCCCACAGGGCGTGAGAAGCCGCCATGAGGGTATCGTTGTGCCCCCCGCCTCCGTACCCATCCAACTCTTCCAGGAAGGTACGCATTATCTGGCGAGTGTTGTAGTTGCGCGCCACGTTACCGCTGAACGTGTCAGACGCATACGGAACGAGCAGCAGGGAGTTGTTCGCCAGGTCGCGAATCCGCTCAACCATCTCGACCTTCTTGTTCAGTGGATCCACCACATGCACCGGCTCCCCGGTAATTTCTCGCATGGAGCGGGCGAACAGTCGATCCACCGCTACCGCCTCGATGAGCAACTTATCCGGCCGATACGCCTGCGTCCACGAGCGTAGCATCTCTGAAATCTTCGCCGGGTCGTTACTGCGGAAGCGGCGCATGTTGAGCAGCACCCGCAAGAAGTTTTCCCGGTGCATCCCCCACAACTGGAAGACCGTGTAGTCGGGATCCGTACGGGACCGCTTAGGTTCTTCCGTAGCCAGATCCACTGAGATAACGAGACGAAAGCTGGCGGGACTCAGCCCGTAAGAACAGTATTGCTCGTACAGACCCGTCCCGGGACCGGGCACACCAATGTCCTCAGGCCAACGAGAAAGCATCGGCTTCAGTGTATTCCCGTCAGAACTGATCCCCCCGTCCGCCTTCAAGTCCTCAATAAGCTGCTTAGTGAACCACTTCGTCTCCGGGTCCTGATGGATGAGTTGACGAGTGCGCGCGAACGCCAGCGGAGATTCTATGAAGTCCTCGACCAGCCGCTCGATGGGCCAGAACTCGGGCCACAGTACCTTGCAGTCAGTGGGGACAATTACGTTGTCTCGGCTGTATTCCTGCGCCGGATCCTTACGCAAAGGAGGCCACGTCCCACTGAGAATAGCCGGCGTCTCGTGGTACAGCCAAGTACCCTTAGTGTGAGCGTCTTTCTTGATGCGATCTAAAAGGTCATTCGCCCAGTGCGGAGTTCCGATCAGCACAGCGAAGCGGCGGTCAGCGTTCAGGCGCCGCAGAAACGTTCCTGTCCACCAATCCCACTGCTGATCCTGTGCCTGTGGAGTACGGGCGTTCTCAAAGGTGGCGATGTCGTCCCCGAGTCCCACATCGTAGCGCTCGCCCTCAATCTCCCCCTGATACCCAATGGTCTCAAATGTGGGAGCAGCACGGCTGAGCGGCCGATCTACCTCAATCGCGTCCGTACGCCAAATCCGATGGACCTTACTGCTGTCATCGTGCAGCTTACCAAAAAGCCACTGGTAGCGCTCGTTACGGGTGATCTGGTCCTTGGCCGACTCGATATAACGATCCCCCACCCCACCAGTAGCAGAGGCGGCTAAGATCGTCACGCTCGGGTTGATGCCTATCAGATAAGCCGGCAGCGCCTCTAAGAAACGCATCGACTTACCGTGCCCCGTAGGTTCCGCCCACCCCATGCGCCACACTTCACTGTGCTGGGGTTTCTTCTCAGTGATAATCAGTTCGTAGGGAAGAGAGCGCTGCACCTGCCGCAACGACTCCGCCCAAAACTCCGGCATCCCGTTAGGGTAGACCTCGTGCAACTTATCCGAGGACCACCCCATTTCATTGGCCGATTTAAATGGCAGCCACACACGCCAAAAGAACTCAGGAAGACTGACTAAACACCTGTAGACCAACCGCTTGTCTTCCTTGCAGGCTTCCTCCCACCGTTCTTCCGTCCAACACTCAGGCAGCAATACGCGCCCCCATGCGTCCAACCATGCCTGAGGAATTACCCCGCGGTCAGTTGGGGTGGGAGCAAGAATCCGTCCCGTAGTATAGGGAATCATTT